TTATTGAGGTTTTTTATCTTTAATTGGGTGTCCGCCGCCGCCGTTCATTAGTTTCATTTCTGATTCTAACGCTGCTGCAAAATCAACTTTCTGCTCCGTTGTTGGTTTTACTTGTGGTTTGTTTTGCTGCTGTAATGCGTTTGCATTAGATAGATTGATAGAATTATCAATTTTCATATTTAAACTCCTTTATTATTAAATATGGCTGCAAAATCTACATTAACGTCTCTATTCTTACAACAAAACAGTACATTTACACTTCAATTTCAGTAAAAGGTAGTAGAGGTGCTGAGCCAACAATCCTGTCATTTTCTACATATACCGCACCAGTTTGAACACTATCACCTAGCACAATGCTTTTGCTGCTGTCGCTGTATTCGACTAGTGTTGTGCCGTTTGTGTTTACAGTGACTATTGTTGCTATGGTGCGTTGGGTTTTATCGAGTACTGAGCCGAGTCTGTTTAGTGTGTTAGACATTGCTGATCACCTGTATGGTTTGGCTAACTGTAATAGCGCCTTGGTCGCTGATACTGGCGTTAATTGTCATGCTGTCGCAGGTGGCTTTAAATACTGAATCTGTGTAAGTAATGCCAACTAACATACCAGGGCGGATTGGCGGTAAGTCGTCTAAAAGCTTGGTTCTAATTGTAGTGTTTTGTTTGTTACCGCTGTTAGCCAGCTCACACGTTCCGCGTTGGCGTGCTGCTTGATTATGTGTGATTAGCGTGTCTACAACATCATTGGCAAAATGATCACCTAGCGTACCCGCACGTTTGATTTTACACGCTACGCCTTGCTGCTCACCTCGTACAAATACTGCGTTATGCTCTTGATTGATGGTTTGGCTAGTGCTGTGCTCAAGAATGATTGAATCGTTAAGGATCACATCACAAATTGCATTTTCGGTATCCCAAGGCATTACGGGCCATGCTGGGACGACTGAGACAGTTTTAGTTGCGTCGTTAATATCGAGTATTGCGCCGACTGACTTAGCCACACTTAACAGTGCCGCAGCTGGGGTTAAATTTGTATAAGTAAACGCGCATGTTGGGATTGGATAATCAATCATTTTATTATCGAGTGACCACCCCGTATTAACGAGTATGTCAGACATGATCCCCGCCAGTGTTTTAGCGGTTGGGTTAGCGTAGTTTGTAGCCCTTGCGTAAGGGTTAGATAGTAACGCAAAACGACTGCGGCAACTTGCGCTATAGCTAGCATTTGCAAAGCGGTAACTAGTGCTTGGCTGCTCACAAATCACATAAAAGTCATAGCCATTTATTGAGATTTTAAGTTCGTGGCCTAGGGCGCGCTCAAGGTCGATGCGTGAGCAAAATTTAACATTAGCTGTTGCACTAAATTGACCGCGAGATATAGAGTAATTAACGCTGTTGATTAGTATCTTTAAATCGTCTGAAACACGCACACAATTGATTGTTGGCTGCATGATGTATGTATTCCTAATTTGTGGTTCGATTGGGATTTTGCGATTAATTGTTGGTACGTCATCATCACCGCGAACAAGGCCGCCGGGCAGGCCCCAATAGCAAACTTTGTCAGGGTTGTTAAAACGCATGACTAAGCGCCCGTTTTGCACTGTTGCAGGCTCTGTGAACTCTAAATTCACATAACCTTTAAACGGATGATTGCGCCAATAACAAATGTATTCTTTGTCTGTCTCACCGTAGTGTATTACTAGCTCACGGGACTCTAAAAGCGGCTTTACATGCCAATGTAGCTCTTGGGCTGATTTTAGCAATTCAGAGCTGTTCCAAAGCGCTTTAAATTCGGTATGTTCAACATCTAACTGAGTTAGCCAGTTAAAGTCATACTCGTTGTACTCAATGTTGGTGATGATTTTATACGGCATTTGAATAACGTTTGATACATAGCCGCTGTTGCCCCATGTAACGCTGTTTTGTGCTGTAACTAATGCAATGGTTTGCCAGTCAAAACTAAAAGCCATAGGGGTTAATTCAGCGTTGCTAAAAGCCGTTTCAAACTCTGTTTTAACTGACTGCGTTTGCCATGCGAGCGCTTTGCCTTGCGTGATTAATGCCGGGTTTAACCAGCTTAAATCTGATTCGATGCCAATGTTTGGTTGTAAAAAAGGTAACGTTGGATCAACGGGCCCAGTGTCATCACCAAAGCGCATAATCAGCGGTGATGTATTTATTGTATGCGGTTTAGTAAATCGCATCACTAATACAGCATCATTGCCAACGGCTTCATTAGTGACATCCATGTCACTTTGATAACTTAGTGAAAATGGCGATTTATTAACGCTGTACGAGCTAATAAAACGTAGTTTCAACATTAGACTGACGGCTCATAAGCTTGGGGGTTTAAAGGGTTAAAAGTAACAGCATCAACGAGCATGCATTTAACATGATCTGCTATTTGTGCGTTAAATTGCGCATTGTCATCGAGTATTACACACATCAAATCTGTGCTATTTGCTGTTTCTTTTGAAAAGAATCTAAATGCTTGATTGTTAACACGCTGATGCCAAACCAGCTCGCCCGTTTTACGATTGAAAATTTGTAGGCGCTCAGCGTTTGGATCTATATCAACGATTAATGCGGAAACAATGTTTGTTAATTGTGGCCACAATATAAGTGGTTCAAAAGTTAGCATTACCATTGCTCCAAATTAATCCAAACAGCGCTAGCTCTATCGCCTGTGGATGGTAAATTCAGATGTAATTGATTATTTATTGATTTAATAAAGTAAAGCGGCTCATTAAAATAACCAACTTCTTGAGATGCAAACAAGCCCGGCATAATACCTCTGACTACAGGGTTTGTAGCTGAGTTATAATTTACAGCTCTTGTTTCATGGTGTGTATCCGAGTAACTATTAAAAATATAAGATGGTGACATAAAGGTGATTTCTGGCGTTTCTCTTTTTGCTGTATCATTTTTAATGCTATTACCACCAACGCCAAACAGGTTTCTCACTGTAAAAAACCAAAAGTTTGGCGGTGACTCTAAGGTATAACCCTTGATTGAAGAGGACGAACCTGAGTCAACTAATTGTCCTGATAAATATTCAGAGCTCCCCGGATTAGTGTGATCGTTTAAGCCATTATATCCACCAAAAAGTATAAATCTATTTTGATCACTCGGTATTATTTTATCAAAGTCACCCACAAAAAATGCAGGATAGTAAAGATAGTTCAAGCTTGACACTGAGGTCTGATTTGTCATCTTTGTAATAAAATAAAAGGCATTTGACGTGCCTATTACTAGCCACTCTGGGAACAAGTCATAACCGAATGTGCCCCCTTTCATTTTGTAAGTTGATTTTGGGGACGCTTGAACTAAATTATCAAAATCAACGAACGATTGGCAGCATTGGATTATGACTTTCTCACCTATTTCATCTGCACCATTTTCAGACTTTAAAACATAGCTACCACCTGATCCACCAGTTGCAATATCATTGACAAAAGAGACTTGATTTAAAGCTCCTTCAAACTGAATTTGCCAGCCCAGCGGCTGTTTATCACCGTATCCTTCAACTAGGCATTTTTTAAAAACATTAATAAATTCACTAGGTCGTCCTTCTGTTATTTGCGGTGCGCCGGGGTCGTCCCAGCGGTACATTGTTACTGGTAAAGCCATAATTTAATCCTTATTTCCACGAAAACTTAGGGTTGAATTGTCACGCACTATTTCGCTGTGACCAGGTGATACTGAGCGCGTAACCATGGTTGGTTTACTTGCAGTTAGAGTCTCGAATAAAAATGCTTCACCGGGGTTTAGTCCTGCACCAAACGCCTCTTTACGTAATATAAAATACGGTGCGCCTGCGAATGAGTTAATCGGCGCACAGTCGTTTAGCGTGTCGCCGCTGTAAATGTTACCGACTGATTCTCCAATCACGTTGTAAGCGGTTGTTGATGTAAATACGATGGCCCAGCGCTGGGATATTGCGCCAATGTTGGTTAGCTCGATTGGGTATTGAGTAGTGTTAATTGCGCTTGATGCAGCAGCGCCAGTATCACCAAAGTTGTTTTGCCATGCCGCTAATGTTCGCTCGTCCTTAGTTTGCGCTTGAAAGTCACCCAGCACTTGCACACTACTAACCGTTGCGCCTGCCGGATAAGAACGGCTCAATGGTGTTAGTAGACTTAATGTGTTGCTGTCGATTGCATCAATCAATGCAAGTTCAGACTGAATTACAGTGATAATAAACGGTGGTGAAAATACGCTTATACCTGCGTTTATTGTGATTTCACCTGTTGCTGAATCATAGCTGTAATTGTCACCAGTCACAGACCAACAACTTGCACCGGTGCTATCAACAATATCGATAAAATCAGCATCAGCTAGAACTGTAATTGTTTGGCCGCTTGATAATGTTGCAGCAGCTGTACGCTCACGATTTTGCACGCTAACAGGGTTAAACTCATGGAATATACGCACAGTGCCATTGTTTGGTAGTGTTGATGTATTAAAGCCGCCTGGCGGTGCAGGTACTGTTGTTACATCAATTTCATTGTAATCGTAACTAATTGACGCGGGTTTTACTGGCTCACTAAATGTTACGTCAACATAGCCTGTTTCGCTTACTGTACCTGTACAATTAGTGCCGGTGATATTGCCACTTATATCGCTAGACGCTGAGAACGTAGCGCCAGATGCAGTTTCAAATGTGATGTACAACGAGTCACGAGCAAAAGATGAAGACGGTAATTGCCAATTCTTTTTAGTTAGTGACGGATTGTTTACACCAATGGTAACGCCTAAGTTCTCTTCGACTGTGCCATTATAATCAACGCCGTCTATATCTGTTATTACGCCTGTGTCGTAGTCAATCGTTGCAAATATATAGCCGTTTGCTATAAACCTACCTTGTGAATCGTCTTTGTAGACGTTGTTTTCACCGACTTTTTTGAGCCTTGAGTAACCCGGTAATACACGTTCACCAGCAGATAAATTAACAGTATTGCCATCAGCGAAAGAATGAAAACGGTAGTCTTCATTTGACAAATAAAACAGCGTGAAATATTGCCCTTCTGACACAAAAACTCGTTGCTGGTTACTAATAACCCCATTTTCAAGCTCTAGCTGATGCTGCTCTAATTTAAATGTATAAACACCATAACGACCACTTAAATCTCTGGTGTATCGCTGGTACTCAGCATAAAAAACCGGGTTTGAAAGTAGTAAATCTGGCAGCTCTATATTTACGTCATTTATCATGCCGTAACTTAAAATTCGATGTTCTCTAAGCACTGAACTATTACTTGGTTTTAAACCTATTTTTGTGTTTACGGTAGTTATGCTTGGCGTTAACGTACGTGTGATTGACTCTACTGTTAGCTCTTGGCCTTGTGCTGCTACTGGCGCAGTTAATAAACTAGTGCCGTGGTACTTTGTGCTAGCTAATGACAAATAAGGCAGCATTTCAGCGACTGTGTCGGTGTCTTTTAGGTCTTTAGCTTCAACTAGTAACACATTTACAAGCGGGTCATCGGGTTGGTCGCTTAGAAATATATGCGCGTCTTGCAAGCGGCTTGAATCGTCTGTGCTAAGGGCAGGATATAATTTAACGAGATCAAATGATGATCGGGCATGGTCAATGTCACTAATTGAGCTAAACACAGCGTTTAATTTACCGCTGACAATGGCATTGCTTGTACGGTGGCCGCCTGCGTGTGGCTCGTTGCCAATGCGCTGGGGTTTTAATATTTTTAAATCGGTTCTTTTCATTATATTTCCTATTATAAAAAGCGCTTTAAACAGTTTTTAAACGTAAGTTAATGTTTTGAAAGTGTGTTGGTGCCGAGTCTGAAAAATGCGTATGCGGCACGGCTTCAACAGCTTTTTGGCTGTGGTCCCACACGACATTAAACACAGTGCCGCGTATTGTTATTTCAAACGCTGTGAGGGTTGTTTGTGCATGCTCATGCAATGGTGTAAATATGCTAGCGTCTTCAAAATCACTGTATAAATAAATTGGTCGTCCTGCGGTTATCGGTGTTTTTTCAATGTGCTGCGCGCCGTTTAATGCGCGTTCGGTTTGCTCGGCTACTGGTAAATAATCAAACTCATTGAGCCAGACAAAGTTATCCAGGCTTTGTGCATTTATTAAAATCATTGGGTGTTACTCAACTGTTCAAGTTTTTGTAAAAACTGTTCTTCAAAATCAGCTAATAAACTGGCCGATTGGCCGCCAGGTAATGCAAGTTCTAACCGGACTGTTTTACCGTTGGTGTTACTAGTAAAAGTCTGCTGGCTTTTAAGTATGGTGATCAATTCACGTACAGCAGTTGTAAGGCTGTTTAAATCGCCGTTAGAGGCGTTATTACTGGGCGTATAGCTTGGTGTTGGTGCAGGCGTATAAGACTGTACTTGTTCAACAGCCTTTTGAGTGGTGCTTTGCGCTTTTATCGCTTGCTGTTGTGCGTTAATGGCTGCGTTTAACGTGCTCTTTTGCTCACGCGTTAGATATGTAAGCTGTTTATTGATTTTGTTGTATAGATCATTCAGTGCTTTGCTACTGCTGGCGTTATCAATTTGGCCGCTAAACTTATTAAATTGAGCGCTCTGAGTCTTGGCATAGCCGCGTTTTTCTTTTTCTTCGCGTATCGCTTTTGTGTCTAAGTCATACGGGCTATTACCGTTTTTTTCTTGGTAATCAACAATCGTATTTACACCAGCGCCTTGCGCAGTGTTATAGCGCACAACACTGCTCGCTGCGCGTGATGCAGAGGCAGCAACACGTTCTAACTCTTCTTTTTGCTCGCGTAAGCTTTTTGATGCAGATTGATTTGCCTGTACTTGCTCTTTGGTAGCCTGAGTTCCTGCTCTCGTAGATGCAGTTGCCGCATCTTGTGCGCCTTTAAAATCACCCAGTAGGTTATTTACAACACTTAATACATCGCCTAAACGTTGTTTTTCATAGTTGTACTGTTTCGCTGTTAAGTTACCTGCTTGATAGCGGTCATTTAAGCGCTCAAGTTCGTCAGTTAAACGTCTATGCTCGCGTTGCAATCCGTCTAAGCTTGAAAGCTCTAACTGCTGCACACGTGTTAGATCGTTAGTTTGATCTGTTAAGCGTTGCTGCTGAATAGTTAGTGCTGCCTGTGCTTGTGTTTTCTGCTGAGCAGTAGCTGTACTGCTTGCTATTACTAGTTGATTAGCTTTTATTGCATCACGGGTTTGCTCTAATTCGCGTGTAAAGCGGTTTACTGCATCGCTGTTTGTGTTATTTACTTGTACTAATTGCTTTGATTTTTCAATCAATTTATCAAGTTCTTTCGTTAACCCCAGTGCAGCAGCTGCGGCTTGAATGCTTGATGGCACGGTTTGATCTGTTGCGTCAGCGGCAGCAATGGCAGCCTCAGCCCACTTTAAATAGGCTTGGCGTTGTACGGCTAATGGCTGCTCTGATTCTTGCATTAGTTCATACGCTGCGCGTAATTTATTAGCGGTATCATCGAGCGCTTTTGATGATGTTAAGCCTAGTTCGGCATAGGCTTTTTCTACATCGCCCGCGAATATTTTTTGACGCTCGAGTAATGCGCCGTGTTCTTCAAACTTTACTTTTAGCGCATCTAAAATGGCTAACTGGCCCTGGTACTGTTCACCAGCGCCAGCAATTGCAACACGGGCAGATTCTATGCTTTGTATAAAACCATCAACGCCGACTTTTACACCGTCTAAGCTTGTCGCCTGCTGCTCTAATGACTGGATGGTTTTAAGGGCTTCGGGGAGTGAAAGGGTAAGCAGCTCTTGGCGCTGGCGCTCGGCCTCTGTTGCAGCTGCTGTGGCTTCGGCTAATTTGCGCTGTTGGTATTCAATATTGATATAGCGCTGGGTGGCTTCGTCCCAAACAAGCTTACCGCTTTCTATCAATGCATCTAATTCTGCTGAATTACGGATGATCAAACCCGTAGAGTTCGCCAGCAATTGCAATTCATCTGCTAATGCTTTGGCTTGTATTGCACTTGCTTGTTGCGACTTCCTGAGTGATTCCTCAGCCACGAGTAAATCTTTATACAGTAAACCAACGTCGATTAACTCGGTAATTAACCAGGTATATAATCCCGCTTTACCTACAGCCTTAAGCGCAGTACTCCATTTAGCTGCTGCAATGCCTGCGGCATTAGTTGCAACTGTGGTTGAACCAATAGCAGCGGTGTAGGTTCTTAGTGATGCAATGGCCGTGGTTGCGCCGCTGATCACACTGCTAAAATAGTTACCCACTTTAAGCGCCAGCCATACTTTAGCGACAGTGGCTATTTCTTCGCGGTATTCGTAAAGCGTGGTGGCCGCACCTTTAATTGCATTACCTGTGCTTACGATTGTATCGCTAATTTTTTGCGCCCATTCTTGCAAGCTGCCATCTTTCGCCATTGCTGCAAACTCAGTATTAAGCGCTGTAATATTGGCTTTTAACCAATCAAGTGCGCCACTTTGTGCGATTAAGTTATAAAACTGAGCCATGTTGTCTTTAGCGTTTGACACTTGCCCGCTAAAGAGCGCCATTTGTGCCGCAGCAGAGCCAGCACTTGCACGGCCCATTTCATCTATCAAGCCTTTAATTACATCACGGCCCAACTTGCCTGCGCTTGATAGCTTTTGTAGCTCCTGAACGTTTTTTCCCGCTGATTTTTCTAATAAATCCCATACGGGTATACCGCGTTCAACAAGCTGTAGTATTTCCTCACCTTGTAATTTTTGTTTCGCCCAGGCTTGGCCTAATGCCAGGCTAACGCCTTGCACCTCTTGAAAGCCGCCACCTAATTTAAATGTCTGGTCGGTAATGGCCTGCATGGTGCCATCCATAGGATCAAGACCGAACGCTTTTAGTTTTACAAACGCCTGGCTTACTTCATCTAGTTGCAATGGCGTTTTTAAAGTAAAGTCTTTTACCCATGCAGTAGCTTGTTCGCCGCCTGCAATGCCCCCCATAAGCCCCTGCATTTGCACGCCTAGCTTTTCAAATTTATCACCGGTGGTAAATACTTGGGTTACAGCTTGGGCCACACGGTCAAGGCCAACATAAGCCGCAGCAAGTGCGGTAACTTTGCCAATTACACCGTCTAAGCTTTGTGCTTGAGCGCGTTGGGCTGTAGTGCCTTGGCGCAATTCATTACTAAACTTATCGACAGAGCGGCCAGATTTATCAAACTGGGCAGCTAAGTCACGCTTGGCTGCACGCAGGTTATTAGTATCAACATCAGAGCGTTTAAGGGCTGTTTGTAATGCTGCATGCTTACTTGTTTGCTGGGTAAGCTCGGTGCGCATTTGCGTTAAATCTTTCTCAGCGGCTTCTAATGAGCGCGCGAGTTGCACAAATGGCTTATCGGTGTTTTGGGCTTCGGTTTGTAATTGGTCGAGTGCTTGAGCTGCTGCCGCTGTGGCTATTTCTTGTTGTTCTAATTTTTGTTTTGACTGCTCAAATGCACGTATTAGATCAGCTTGATTAGCTAATCCGTCTAATTCGTTGGCGAGCTTGCCAGCTGTGGTGCTGGTTTTTTTGGCGCTGTTATCGGTTTGATCCAGTGATTCACTGAGTTTATCAGCAGCAGGGTTAGCCGCATCTGCGCTTTGCTCAATATTTTTAAGCTCTGTTACAAGCTGCTCAATATTTTGCTTGCCTGTTGCTTCGGCAACAATGCGTAGGGCTAATTCAAGGGTTTTATCTGCCATGGGTTCAACTCAGTTTAAACAGTGTTTAAATGGGGGAATAAAAAGGCTCAAGGGCTGAGCCTTTTGGTACGAGGTAATTGATTAAGCGTCTAGCTCGTCAATGTAGAATGGCTCATCTTTGCCATTTACAAGCTTTGCTGTGCCCTCTAGTGCAGCACTTACAAACTCACTGCCGGCTAAATCAAGCTCTTTAGTTGGCATCATTGAGGTGTCGTAAATTTCAAAGTTGACTTGCTTACCATTGGCTAAGTTGGTGCCTTCACCAAAAATACGTAAACGTGTTTGTGACTTAGTACCGCCTTTTATACGTTTGCCGGTGCGGGCGTTATAACTGCCCGTAATGGTAATGCTGCCACCAGCGGCAAGCGAGCCACCTTTGATTGAACGGATCATGCCGAGTGCAAAGTTAAACTCGTAATCAACGCCTGCAACTTTAGTTTCAGTGGCTTGCTTAACAACGACGTCATCAGTAAAGTTTTTACCACCAACGGCAACCCACGACTGATTATCAGGTAATATCACTTCTTTATCTGTTAACGTACCCGCCGCATCGTTAATGGCTGCAACTTCGCCCATTAATGCTAAAGCCACCATTTCGGCGGGTTGATCATCAAACTCCCATGTAATGGCCGCTGGCTTTGCAATTGTCACATTGTCTAGCACTTGGCCTTTGCTGGCCTTTTTATTTGATGTACGGACGACTGAATCAGCCTCAGTTTTAATACCGAGCTTAGTGGTGTTAATTGGGCCAAAGATTTGGCCGGTGCTTACGCCTTGTTCGTTTAAGCGATCAACAAAAATATTGCCCGCAAGTAAAATACCGTCGCTCATATTAAAGCGCTCCTTTAAGAGTCATTTGACATGTAAAAGCCAGCGGGTAATACGCGTGACCTTTGGTGTATTGGGGTTTAGCTGGGGTGTTTACTCTAAGCCATGGCCCCGTACCGTTAAGTACTTTGCCCGCCATAGCGCGAATAATGTTAGTTAAGTGCTCGCCTGCGTTATCTTGCTTACGAACGACTAATACAACTATCCATGTTTGCGTTAGCTTCATTAAATAGCCGGCGTTTTTACTCTCTGGTAAATTATCGCCGTAATAGATTAAATGAAGGCTGGGTGTTGTTTGGCGGTCTTCTTTGATGTCTGCTAGTTCATCACTCAAGCAAACGCGTTTAATGCCAGGCACTTGTTCAAGCGCTTGTTTAAGCGGGTTTTGAGCTGCAAAGTAGTCAGTGGTAATTTCAAACATCAGATAAATCCTTTTGTTTTTTCACGCGCAAATACAGAGCCAGCACTTTGTATTGTGGCGGTGTCTTGCACTTTGGCGTCTTGGCCTAGTGCATCAACGCCTATGCTTAGCTCGCCTTTTGCTACTGACATTAAAAATTTAATTGCGTCCTTGTAGCGTGTTTCTACATGCTCAGGCACATCGTTTGTGCCGAGCTTATAGCGAGCAATATCACAACAAAACTGCTCAAGTAGATTAGGAACGGTGACAAGCGGCAGCTCATAACGCCCAGCTAAATAGCCATTAATCACGTCGCTTGCATCGTTTATAGCCTGCTCAATAATCGCGGTATTAATCACATCAGCGGGGGTGTCTTCGCGCTCACTTAAATAGATAAGATCACGCTCACCAAAGCGCTGTTGCATTGCGGTTATTGTTGCGTAAGCCATTTACTCGCCCTCGCCTGCTTTGGCTGCTTCTTGTAGCCATTGCCACGCTAAATCACGAGTAAGCGCAGGTACTTTAACTTTAATTACTTCGCCTTCGGTTTCGCCTGGCGCTTCATAAGCGACCTGAGCACAGCTAGGCTGCTCTGCAAACTGTGCATCAATCATTAGCGCAATAACGGGCTGTAGCTCAATTGGGGCTTGAGTGTAATCAACGTTTGTATAGAGCTTGGGAGCGTCTAAATCTGCACCCAGGTTATTTGCGTCCAGCTGTGATTGCGGCGCAGTACTCGCATCGAGCGGTATAGCTTGCACCGATAAGCGTGGATCACTTTCAATTGCTTCAAGCTGCTCTTGGTCAAGACCATCGGCGGGGATTTCATTTTTACCTTGGTTGAAACTGAGGCCAGCTCGGCGGTAGCCTGTTGGCTGCATGCAACTGACAATAACAGCAGAGATAAGGCTGATTTTAAGCGTTTTTGCCATTTCATTATTACTCCTGGTTTCAAAGTATGGGGCTATAACGCCCCATACTTAGTAGGGTTTAACTATTGATGGGATTAAAGGTAATCAGCGACTAACAGCTCTACGCGGCCTTTAAGTTCGTTTGTACTATTCGCGTCAAGCTCACGCTCTAACAAGCGAGTAGCTTTCTTTTCCATACCGCTAGGAACAACTAGTAAAGTAGGTTTCACACCAAGCTTACGGCCACCATCGGCTTTAAAACCACGCATTTTTTCAATGCTGTCCCATAGATTGTCTGCATTAAGTTCACGCTTATTGCCATAGGCTAACTGCCAGAAACCAAAGCCAGCTGCATCACGACAATCAACACCGTAGCGATATTCTTTACGGGTAAACACGGCCTCATCGTCAATCTTGGTCATAGCGACTAGAGTTGGCTTTTTGCGTACTTGGAAAATAAGAGGCTTGAGGGCCTTTTTGCAATCAAGTACATACCAAGCCTCACCTGTGTAGCCTGCATCTTCTGTCATGTTTGAAACTGATTCGACTGCACCAGTGCCGTCTGCATTTTCTGCAACTGGGTGGTCGGTATCAAAGAAATATTGGCCGTCATAACATGGGGTAGTGAATCCCGCAGCTAACAGTGGAAAGCACATTTCATCGGGGTGAATCTCGGCCGCACTGCCCATCTCTTTAAAAATAGGTGCATATACACCGAGGTTATCGTCTTCAATATCGTTACGTTCAACCCCTACGGTTGACTCGTAATCGTCATTGGTGATGGTGTAAACATGTGATTTCATACTTTGTACGTTACGATCACCAACCCATTTCGCTAAAGTTGGAAACTTACCCAACCAGCCATAGGTATTACTTGCTGAGGTTGAGGGGATCACAGTTGCAATTTTTTGATACTGCGGCTCAGCTTCTGATTTACCGTCTTCAAATTCTTTTTTATAGCCAGTAAATAACGCTTGTAAAATTGCTGGGGTCACTAAAGCCATTAGTTTTGCTCCTGTTTAGCTTTGGCAAAGGCAGCATGGCTAAGACCTAATTGGTCTGCGGCATACTTGTCTTCTGCGGTGAGTGCTGCTAAGCCGTCTTTGTCTTGCTCTGGCTTAGGTGTATGGGTGGTTTGCTGAGCGGTAAGGCTTGCAATCGGTGAACGGGCATCTAACACTGCTTTTAACGCTGCAACGCCCTGCTGATTACCTAACGATGTTAAATATTCAACTTCTGACGCAATAATGCGGCCGTCTTGCTTGGCTTTATTTACTTCTTGCTCAACCGATTGCGTGGCGCTGCTGCTTTTAAGCGCGACCATTTCAGTGTGCAAAGCGTTGTAAGTTTCAACTGGCACATACTTAGCTAAATTAACCTCATTAGGGCTATTGGCTTTAAGTGCTGCAACGGCGTCATTGGCGTTACTTAATTGAGTGGTGAGCGTGTCGGCTTCATCAGCCTTGGCTTTTAGAGCGGCGAGTGCTGTTGTTGCTTTGGTGTAATCTGCATCGGTGACGTTATCACCATTCACAGTGACACCTAGCAAGCTCAGCAATTTTTGAGCTGCATTCATGGGTATACCTCCATTGTTAACATGGGTTTTCGTACTATTTAAAGAGCTTTTTAAAACGGCTACTTTGTCCATACCATCAACCGCTGGGTCGTTAGTTAAGGCAAAGTGGCGTAATTTGGTTGGGCGGCCTGTTTGTTTGTCGTAATGAAAAACAGGACTAATAAAGCGGTATTCGTCGTTTTTTAGGTGTGCGCGTGCGTTAGGTGTCCAACGAACGTTAAGAGCATAAAGCCCCTCGCCTGGCACATACTCTAAATCGCTTGGGTTAAACCACCCACTGGCAGGGGCTGGCTTGCCATTGGCCTCGGCGTGTAGGGTTTGGTGCTCGTAGTCAAAATGGTAATCGTTAGTGCGGGTGCTAGCTGTGCTTTTTAGTAGCTCAAATGCGGCTTGGTCAAGTAACCAAGCATTATCAGGCACATCGAATGGGCGGCCATCGTGTGAGTTAAAATAGCCGTCTGGCATCACCATTACGCGCTCGCTAACGCCTTGCTCGTTTATTTCGCTTGCAAAGCGGCACGCAGCAAAGCCCAAATCTGCAGGTTTGTTTGCTGATAAAACAGCAAGCGCCGATGTAAGTGCAGCGGTTTCAAGTAAGCTGGTTTTGATAGATGGTTTTTTCATGGCTGAGCACAGTTTGAATAATCTGTGCTCAGTATGGATTTAGATTTGCTTTAGTTGGCCGTGCGGTGTTTCGGGAATTAAAAAACTTTTAACTGATAAATTTAGAAAAGCTATCTTTTAATTCCTCGGGCTTAATAAGTCTCTTACTATATAACCAATTTTTGTGTTGGTTACCGAGATCTATTACACCTGTATTTTTTGTTTTGTCGCGGGGATTTAACTTCACATTTAATTTTCCATGCCTTAAAAAAGCATTTCTCGGAGTCTTCCAAACAAGTTTAGGTTGATTATTCCTTACATCATCAAGCACGCAGTACACCATACTACCATCATTTATCAAATAAGTTCTTTGCTTGGATGTTTCAAAAATCTTAAGTATTTTAGGCTTCTGTTGCTTACTTTTAACTTGGGCCAAATTCAAGATTTTATCTTCATCACGAAACAATGATTTTTTATCATAAAACTTCGCAAAGAAGTTCATTATAGTATTACTGCTGCTCCGGTTCTGGGTCATTCTTGATTGCCTCCTTTCCTGCTTTTTCAGCAAACTTTGCAAATATGAATGGCCAACTTAGTCCCACTAAAACACATGCTCCGATGCTTATCAAAAATACTTTTAAAGCAATTCCAAGAAAGCCAATAAAGAATGCACCAACAGGCCAAAACAATAAAAGTAACAATGTATTTTTTAAACCATGTTCAACTTTTAAAATCGACTTTTTAAAAAATAAATAAACAAATAAGTCACATATGGCTACTATTAATCCCATTAACATACATCCCAGCATAAATATTAGTACTGGATAGTCGTAATCCGCATGAACTATTACTTCTTGCTTTAAAAAAAGAGACTCTAAACCATCAATAGTAGTTTTCATTTATCATAAATCCTTTATCTCACTTATCAGCTAAGAGTATCTTTTGGTATTGGTCATCTTCAACAATAACCCTGTTTAAACCGCGTTTAAAAACTATCCAGGGAACTTTAACAAAAAAAGTAAGGGCTTTGCTAGGCATTCTATAAATGCTCGCCTTATAGTTGATTCCATTAACTTTAAGACTTCTGGACAGGCTTATCTTCATTTTTTAGTTTGTCTCTTATATCGACTTTCTTAATAAGCTCCATCATCAGCTCTTGCGTATTCAATGGAAAACTATCTTGTTGATTTAAGTTTGTTTGCCTTGAAGCAAAGATTCGTTCTGCAATTGAGATTTTAATTCTGTTTTGGTCTGCTTCTGGGAGTGACGCGATGTAAGGTGTTATTGCTTTTAAATCTAACGCAGTATGGTGGTAGTTATATTGTTGCTCGCGGTGCTTTGTTGATTCTCTGGAAAGGTATGCGGCTGGTATTGATAGAATAAACACTAGCACAGTTCTGAAAATTGAACTTTCCCAATCAAAACCTGAGTGTGTTGAATCATAAAACGAATAGCAAACGATATATATAATAATACCCATACAAGCTAAAGAGCCAAGCCTTAACCAATTAGCTGCTTTTTTTTCATCAGCTGCACTATAATCATAATCTTGAGCCATTGTACGATTAGCTGATTGCTCTAATAGCTCATCCATTTGTACACTCTTTGCATTTAGATCTTTTAAAGTACTATCAAATACTTCCCTAATAGTTTCTGTTTTTAAGTGTAATTCTTTAAACCCTCGTTCAGCAGCGGCTTCCAAGCCGTTAATTGCTGATTGATGACTTTTAAACAGCTTATCTGTTTGTTTGTTATACTCATTAAGCTTTAATTTCAACTCACCTTCTATAATATTCATTGATGCAGTTACAAGTTTTTTTTGAGCTTTAGAAAAACTAAAACTATCAGACTTTTCTGACACATTAAGAACACTTATTAATGTATTAATTTGTTTTGATATGAAACTAGCAAGTGCCTTAGCATCGGATGAAAGTTCATAGATTTCTAGATATGAACCAATGAAAATTTCAAAAGAATTCTCTAAATTGTGTATATGATTTGCAATTTTTATAATACTTAGTTCTGGTTCTATTAATGAGTTTTCCAAACGAAATGAGCGTACTTCAAACTCATTTAAAAATGAATCATCTATTCTATTTATTGCATCAGAAACATCATTATTAAGAGCTTCAAAGTTATTTTCCAATTGTGTAACTTCTTGTTCAATATCATTTATGTTGCCAAGAATTCCATTTTTTACAATAGCCTCACCGAAAATATCCTTTTTCAGTTCTATATAGTTCTCATTTATTGAATCTATAATTCTAAAAACTTCTTTTACTAACATGATTCCATTCCTGATTATTTTTATTGTAAATTTGCATCTATTCTACATAATTTTGTATAGATTAAGCTAAAAAGTCACTCAATATCTCAATCACTTCTTTCTCATCATCTTGCGACAACCCCAAAAACGGCCTTGCTGGTATAACGGCTAACCTCGGTATCATATCACTAGTGCCGCCAAATTGATGAATAGCGGCGTATTCCATATTGGTGCCAAATTCTAACGATTCGTCCCCGACGTTATAAGCAAACGTGTCGCGTAGTATATCGTTTAGCCTGAGTATTTTATCTTTATTCTTTTTTTTGCTCTTAGCGTAGTCTGGGCTAAGTGCCTGCCACGGGTCACCATCTGGGCTGCGTTGCTCGTCAAAGTGATCACGGTGGGTCAACATTAAATGCTCGCCCACATTGCCAAGTGCTGGGGCTAAGTTGTCTAGGTTCTTTACCAGCTGGGTTAACACATCACTTACGGCCGTTGCGCCCTCTGTGCTTATGTCAATACTCGCACCTGCCATATTACACTAGCCCTTCGTCAAATGCTTGCATGTGGGTTTGCTGGTCCAGCCCTGCAATTAGTGCGGGCAGTAGATCAGCAATTTGGTTAGCCTCTTGCCCTTTTGCTTGTTGCTCAAGCTTTGCAAATTCACGGCATGTTTGTAGTGTGTACGGGGTTTGCTGTAGCAGCTGCTGTGCTTGCTCTATTAATTTCATCGTCTTTTATCCTGTGATTTAGCGGCATCTTTTACTAGTTGGTCTATCCAGCTTACAAGCTCTGGTTGCCATTTTTTCAGCTCTTTACGAGCCAGTGCCCAGGCGGTGAATGCCTCTGCAAATTGCTCGTATTTATTCACCGCACCATAATAGGTAACGGGTAAGGCATTTTTTAATAGCGCTGGCGCACCTGCGTAGTAATGCACTTGGTGGCCGAGTTCGTGCAGCCAGGTTGAGACTAAACTATGTGCTTGGTGTTTATCTAGTGAATCTGCATTATGCGAAATAGTGTGATCACGTTTAATTGTCTCACCGTGCCAATTATACGAGTATTCACCTTTGTTGTTTGCTGAGCGTTGCACGGTAAGCGCGGCGCTGTCTTTTAGCGCTTGCATATCTACTTTAGCTAAGTTTTGGGCGCTTTTCACTTTTACGACTATGTGCTCATAGCCTACTGAAGTAAAACCCCCGCAGTTTTTAGCACCGCGAATGCTGTATTGCATGCGCGCGTAAAATTCATCTACGCCTAAGTACTCCCCCACTTCTGAGCGAATTGCTGCATTTGCTTTAGAACCTGCGCTCATTTGGGTCTGATTTACAAATACGGTTTTGGTTTGCTTGGCTGTTAGAAAGTCGTTTAAACCTTCAAGTACTTCACTGTCTAACTGGGCTAATAGCGGATCAAGCTTTAGCGCTGTGACGTTTTTAGCGCTGCTGTAAGCCGATGGTACAATGCGGGTTGCTTGGTAATCTTCTATGCGTTTAGCAAGCGGCGGCTTATCTGCTACTTGCTTTTTAACCTGGCTTGTTAGCTGGGCGGTATTTTTGGGGGTGTAGTCAAAGCCCGGATCAATCCCCAGTGGTAGCTCAAACTCTTCACCCGTTTTTTTGTTAGTCCAGCTGTAACTACCGTTATCGGGCGCAGTGCCTACGGTTAAGCCACGGCGTTTAAGCTCACGCTCACTTAGGCTAAACTTTTTACATTTGCAGCCCCAGCCATTTTGTGGGCTGTGGGTGGCCCACCATGGATCATCAACTGGTAGCACCAAGTTGTCCCACTTCAAGTGCAGTACGCGTGGTGTCTCACTATCGCCATGTTTGTATAGCGCATAAGGGCGGCTTGCTTTAAGCGCTTGTATTTGCCCCTCGCGCCCTGCGTTATAGGCTTGGCGTATATTGGTTTCGTATATTAACTGGCTGCGCCAAGCTGGCTGGCCGTTATGCTCCCAACCGTAACGCGTTTTGATATTATTAAATTCGTTTTGAAACCAGCCCAGGCTTTTACCTTCGCTTATGGCTTTATCAACTGAGGTGTAAAAGTCATTTAGCATGTCGGCTTTGGTTACGCCTGCAACCATAAACGCGCGGTTGTGAGCACTTTGCCATACATCATCCCAGCTGCTGCTAGGTGTGTTTAGCTTTTGCCGAAAAAAGTTTATGCCATCATCAAATGGCAGTGAGCCATATCTAACAGCCATTTAACGGCCCTCATCCACTTCTAGTGCGCCTAATAACTCACTTGCTGCCATTGCCTTTGCCATTATCTCAGTAAGGCCCTCTGTGCTTATTTGTGGCTCTAATTCAAGTATGCCGTCGCGTATTTCTTCTAAGCTACTGGCGTTTTTGACCAGCTCGGTTACCGCATCGCTCATGCTGTTTAAGTGCATTTGTGCTTGTGCTGTCAGCTGCTCGGCAACTAAGTCGGCGTTGTCTTTTTGCGGTGCGTTTTTAAGTGCAGCAAAGCCTTTTAGCGCGGCGGCAGGCTCTGTTATTGGAGTTAAGCTTAAAATAGCCTCGCCCTTTTCTGGGAGTGGGATTTGGGTTTTTTCGCTCACCCATTTTGCAGGAATTGGGTAATTAACTTCGGTGAGTATTTTGAGTGCTGGAGCTAATTGGGCAATGTCTTCTGCTTCGCTGGTGTCAAATTTAAAGCGTGGGATACGGCGCGCGCCTGAGTAACTTTTAGAGTTAAGCGCGTGCATTGGGTAAATAATATCGCGCGTAATGGTGTTAGCCACTTGCTTTAAGTCACTTTCGGTTATGTCGTTTAGTACGTCCATGTGAACATTACCAAGCGCGTTAGTGCTGGTTTTACCGTCCGCTTGGCTCGTTAGTGTTGCTCCTAATACAGCTTTGCTTTGGGTGGTTTCACACCACTTGATCATGGCTTCAAATGGATCTGATTGACCATTAGCGGCATTTTGAAATTCAATCTCCATGCCCTTGGGAATAATGCCGCCTGCGTTATGGCCGATGCTAAGCACGGCACGTAACAAAGTGGCTTTTTCATCATCACTTGCGCCATTGGGGTACTTACCTAAACGCAGTGGTAAGCCGTAAATCTCTAGGAACTCAGCAAGGTCGCGAATTGAATAGTTTTTAAATAAGTACGGCCATGCCACCGTTGAGGTTAACCCAGTGCGGTGAATATACCCCGATTTACTGCGGTGAATATGCGCGCACCAGCCAAACGGATTTAGCGCTTGGCCTGTGTAGCTGTTGTCGCGCAGCATTAACTGGTTGCGGTTGTCTGGATGAGTTTGGAATAGGTTTTGGTCGCGAAATTCATAGCCGGTAATAATATGCTCGCCGCTATCAAACGCCCAACTTAACTCGTTACAGGAAAATGATTTTAGTATTGCATCGCTGCAATCAAAAAGTAGATCCTCTAACCAAGTGGCATCTTCTAGTATTTCTTGAATTGCAGCGGCGTCTTTTTCTTCTTGCTCTGTTGCGTTACGGGGCGGTTCTACTGACCAATCGTATTTAAGCCAGCCTCGGCGGCGTTTGGTAAGCTCACTAAACAAGTGGCCGTCCTTGTCTTCCATGTCTTTTGCTAGGTCGGCCATGGCCGCTAAGTTGCCTGCGTCGGCCTCTTTTAGTAATTGCGCTAATTTTGCGGGGGTAAGGGCCTCGCTTGGGTGCTCCGCAAATTGGCGCATCAGCATGCCCACTCGGCTATCTTGCTCGGTTTGGGCTTGCTTAAAGTCGGTTGATTTAATTGGGTTGCCGTGAATATCTACTATTTGGGTCATGGGTTTACTCTAACTTTAATGATGGGCTTAATGCTTAGTACGTATATATCAAGCGCCTTAGTATGTTGGTGGGCCTTGGCTAAACTGGCGGCTGTTATATCTAATTGCTGTACTTGGGCGGTGAATATCTCTTGATAAAACACCCTAAAGCGGTGCGCTACCATGCTGCTTTGTGGTCACTTGCCATATCACCACTATGGTCTGGGCGCATATAGTTGGTACTTGATGATTCCTGCGTTTTACCCGGTAGTTCAGTAAACTCAATGGCACTGCCGTCCATCTCTGCGGCGCGAATTAGCATGGCTATTGATACCGCGCTATCGCCGTGGCGTTTGTTGCCATCGCTACCGGTGTTTTTACCCTTATCTACCTGTGCAATGCCGTTTTTAAGTTTGATTTGGCCTAAGTCGTCTAGTACGTCCTGGTCTTTTGGTAATGTGATGTTGTCAGTTTCAAAGTAATCTTTTAGTTTTGGCATCCACTCGCGATACCAGGCTTGCGATAAATGCACGCTATCAACTAACTCTGTGCCGTATTTAAGGCTGGCAGCTTCGGCTAAGTAACCGCCATTACCTGTGGCGTCAAAGGCAAGGCCACGTAATTTTGGTAAACGGTCACAAATATACAGCATGATTTGCTTTTGCTGCTCGTAAGTTACGTTGCGCAGCTCAACCATAAACGGCACGGTTAGGCTGGTGTCTTGGTTTATCTCACCAATACTGAATACGGATAAATCGCCTTTACGGGCGAAATCCTCACCAAAGGCGTGAGTTAGATCAGGATTTAACCTACTTATAAGCTCGTCAATATTTTGCTTACACCAAGTCGCTACGTCTTTTACGCGCTGCTCTTCGGTCCAGCTTTCAAAGTCGGTGGGCGCTTCATAACGTAGTACTTTGCAGTCATCACTTAAGGCACGTTCGCGCAGGCGGCGGCTTAGGTATTGGCCTGCGCCTTGGCTTGGTACACAGTATAGCTCCTCGTTAGCGGCATCCTGTGTGGGGTAAAAATCAACTTGATTAGCGAGCCATGCGTCTTCTTTTGCTTGCGTCCACTCTTGCCCACTCACTAAACAAATACGTTTATAAAGCCCATGCCTAAGCGCTTTATCAATAGGAATATGATGTACAGAGTACTTTTTAAGACCGCGCCGAGCTTGGGTTATTAGGGTGTTAAATAGGTTATCTACGCCGTTATGGGTCGAAATAATACGTACTCGCCCGCCCCACATGGTAAGCGCCATTGCAGCTTTTAGTACTTCGTCTAGCTTGTCGTGGAATGCGGCTTCGTCTATTACTACGTTACCTTGGCGGCCACGTAAGTTGCGCGGGTTTGAGCTTAGCGCTACTATTTTTTTACCGGTACTTGGGAACTTAATTTCAAAGGTATTGATTGATCGCTTGGTGCCGTCTGGGTCTTTTTCTTCAAATATGCCCTCTTCGACTTCCCCCATCACCATGTTGAGCTTTTGCGCCCAAAATGCACAAGCGTCTATAAACTCCTTAGCCATTTCTTTATCCGAGCCAAGATAATAGGTGTTTTGTGCGTTTGCGGGTGCAGCTGCGCTTAGTACGTCGTCTAGCGCTTCGGCAAAGGTTAACCCAGTACGGCGAGACTTTTCGGCAATTTTTACTATTGCCTCGTCTTCCATCCATGCTTTTTGATAACCAAAAAGTATGTCGGTGCCCATGGCAACCGCTAACGAACCTGCCACTTTACTCAGTGGTAGTTCGTTAGTTTGGGTAATGCTTTGCGCTGTGCTAGTCATGTTTAAGCCCTAATATGTCGCGTTTGAAAAAGGCCAGCATGTCGTCTGCGGTTTGCGGTAAGTTTTCGTTTTTAACCTTTTGGTCTAGGTCTTTAGCGAGCTTTTGCGCATAGGCTTTTTCTATTTCTTGCTGGCGTTTGTGGGCGGCCATAGCGGTTTGCTCTAGGCGCTGGGCTGCGAGCATGGCGTCTTTTATGATTGCAATGTCTATCGGTTCGTCATCTGGATTCGTTACTTGCTGCTGTAATACACGATACAACTGAGTACGAGCCATTTCTAAAATCAGTTTAGTGGTATCGCCCGTAGGTTTATCGCCAAGTTCAGCTGTAAGCGCTTTAGTTGTCTCGCGTAATTCGCGTAGCTTTTGGCCTACAGCTTCGGTTTTTTGTGCATGACGGCTAAGGCCACTGCGGCTAATAGTTGCGCCGTCATCTAAGCCAGACTCAATAATAAGCGTGTTAACAGCGTCGAGTATTTCCCCCTGGCTAAAGCGTTTGTCGCGCAGCATTGAGTCGAGCTGCTTTTTAATATCCTCGGGCAGCAAATCAACTTTGCTGGGTTGGCCTCTGCGGATTGACTCGCTCATAGTTAACCTCGTGGCCCTGGGCGTTTAATGCCTGGCACTACGCTTATGCCCTCAGCTACGTCTATGCCTGATTGCGTAATACGGGCAACCCATGTGTTTTCTGTGAGTTTATCGAGTGTTAGATAGCCGTTTTGCTCTAACCAATTGAGTAAGGTTTTAAGCTGATCGCGACTGCAACCCAGTGCATAGCGCTGTAGTACATCGGCTAGCATGCTGGTGTTAGCGCCAAAATCGGCGGATTCTTTTAGCGTTATTAATATGCTAATTCGTTGGTGCTCGGCTTGAACTTGTAACATTGCCATGGTGGTTTTTTCCTATGGGTGGGGCTTAAGGGCTGGTTGTGACAACCTGAGCAGCTATATTTTTATAACAAGCCTCGGCTTTATCTGTGTCTGTAAGGACTGTTATTGCTGCGCCGCAACGGCACTTATCGTTAATTACTGCCATTTCGCTTTTCTCTTAGTTCGTTTTCCATTAGTAAGGCTGTTAACTTTTCAACATTCTTTAGCCCTGGCTTAACTGATTCAATGTTGGTGTTAAGGCGCTCTAGGTTTAGCTCTAGTTCGTGTAAGTCTTCAATTGTTGGCACTTTGTCTAAGCGTTTTTCAAGCTCTTGCACATCGTGACTTACGCTTTTTTCAACCGATTTAAGCTGTTCTTGCAGTTCATTTTTATGTGCTGTTAACTGCTCTTGAACATCAGTTTTAACTAGGCTTACTTGCTGCTGTGACTGCTCTTTATATTTGTTGAACTCGCGGCGAGACGGGAATCGCATATATAAAAACGCCATAATTAATACGCCTGCGGCGGTTGCTATTGCTACAAGCAAGGTTTGCCATTTTTCTAAAAGTTCAATCACGTTAAGTCCTGTTATGCTGTTGTTGTATTTCAATGAGTGATTGGCACTCAACACAGGTACTACAGTTTTTAACTGCTTTACGCCGGGCGGCTGGAATCTCAATACCGCACTCTTGGCAGTGCAAAAACTCTGCCCCTGGTTTGTTTGATTTTTCGCGATGCATGGATAGCGCGGCATCTAACAGGTGCTGCTCAATTTTTTGCGCGTCGTCAAATTTGCTCACTGTGGTCTCCTTACTTTTTCAATTACGTTTTTAATGCCTTGCTTAACGCTTGGTGCGGCCTTTTCAACGGTGCGGCCAATAACGTAGCCACCGATGCCAAGCTGTAGTAAATCCCATGCTTGCTCTGATAGTCGAAACGCTAATAAACCGAATGAATCCAGACACACCAAAATTAAAAACGTCAGCATGGTGATAGGCCGCCAGTTACGTTGAAGCCAGCTTTCGCCTTTGGCCTCGGCGGTAATTATTTGTGATTGAGCCTCTAGCACTTTGCCTTGTAGCTCTACAATTTTGCCCTCAAGCTCTAGTACTTGGCTTTGGGCTGTGTTCTCAATGCGCTTGAGTTCGTTGGTAATGGTTTGGCGTTCTTCGTCGCTGGTAAACAGATCATCAATTAAGTTGGTGACAGGCTCGACCACGTTAAACCAATTTTTAATTGCCATTTTCACTCTCCTTGAAAAGCCTGTGCTGGCGCTTGTGCTCTTTTTTAATTGCGGCCTGCAAGGCGTGCCATACCTGTTTAGCTTTGGGATTGCTGTTTAACATGGTGTTGGTAAATGATTCAGGGTGTTGTGAGTCGTATTTTTTACCCGTGGCCTCTTCGTAGCTTGGCTTAACTACGTGTTGCTCTATTTCGCTAAACACTAAGGTAAGTGCCAGCTCTTTAATTACAGTTTTTTGTGCTGTAGTGAGTGGCTTTACTTTAGCGGCCATTAGATTCTCCAAAACGTTTTTTAAGGGCTTCACGGGCGTTTTTAAAGCTTTGTTGACCGTCTACGCGAAGCTGTATGTCGATGGCTCTAACTGATTGCCAGCCACTATTGAAATAGCTTTGCATTGTGCCGCAGTGGCTGTGTAGTGGTATTTTGCGTGGATCGAATGGCATATTGTGCATGCGTGCATCAACCTCTAATTCCATACGTTTCTCGCGGCCTTTTTGATATGACCAATCCCAATTACTGCCCATTTAATGCACCTCTAACAGCTGTTTAACAGCGTATTCAGAGGCATGAGCCAAGCGGTTATACCAGCCCTCTAGGTTTGGTTTTTGGCTTGGGTCATTTGCGCAAATACGGGCGTACTTACGGCCACGGTTTACGCTGAGCAATACGGTTAAGCTAAGCGCTGGGCGCTCTACAATAGCGGCTAGGGTTTTTGGTCCCATGCGGCCATCGGGTTTTGCATTGACTTGGCGCTGGGTTAATTGGGTCATTGCGGGTGCGCCGTGCTGCACTGCACCATCCAAAAGCATAAAATCAACACCTTCGGGGACTTGCTCGCAGTACATAGCGCGCCAATAATCACGGTGATAAAGGCGTACAGCATGGGCAAGGGTTAGGTTTTTAATGTCTAGGTTTGGGTATGCGCGCTGGCTAATACCGTATTTGGTAAGGCCGCCACGGTCTGAGGCTACATTGTTTAACCCGCCGTCACTGCGTAAACCGCCCTCTAAATAAAGGATTGGCAATATACACTGGGCAAATTTAAGCGAGTACGGGGCAAGCGTCGCTTGTATTTCGGGCGATTGTTTAAAGTAATTTAGAGTTGGGAGCATACCGAAAAACCTTGTTGTTTTTCGGTATTGTGGTTAGTTAGCCTTGATTAATGGCCTTGCGGGATTTCGGGAATTATGCCATATCAAGGTTATTTGCTAGTTCGACAACATCTTTATATTTATCTATATCGACATTTACTTCACAGGTGTGCTTCAATATCTGAATCAATAATTCAAAATCTTGTCGACTGCGACCAGCTCTTTTACCTTCACTACTTCTCATGGCCCCAATTAATTTTTCTAAACTTTCGTACTTCCTTTCCCCTAACTCAGCTAAAACGTATGTAAAGTTCATTGCTCTTGGATATGAGAAATAGCTTACGCTGCGCTTATCTATTTGTTCAACATCACTAATTAATTTATCGATAAGTTTTTCATTGTAATAATCTATTTTTATATTATTAAAAACTTGAGAAATTTCTCTTCTGCTAGCATGTATATCAAAATTAGTAAACTCCCTAGTCTCAATTCTTTTTAGGAAATCATCATATAATCCTTTACTGTGACTTAACAAAGTAATCATTAGTAAGAGCAAACTCGCATCCAAAACTGTTTTTTCATGAGAAATTACCAAAAACTTAAACCTATTTAATATTTTTATTGCTTCTCTAGGAGCTATTTCATAAGCATTAAACAATGAAACGGCAAAACTTAATAATTTTACCTTTGCTTCCTCTACAAATGGAAAAAGTAAAATCTCCTTTTCAGACAGAAACGCAGGCTCTAAAAAATGCAGATCACAGTGAGTTGACAGCATCTCCGCTGAAAGTGAGGTTCTGATAAAATACTTACTGTCAAAAAAACGATTTAAATATGACTCAGCGTTAAAGCCAACGCCATATACAGCTTTTATTGTATGCTGTAATTCTTTGGTATTTGTTGCTACTACAAAGACAAGGCCTGGTATATCAAAAACATGCTTTATTGCTTCTAGCATTTCTACCGCATAAGTTGGTTTACACCTATCTAATTCATCGATAAAAATATATGCAGGATAATCAATTATAGCCGTACGACTTGTATCAACAGGGTTTTCTTTAACTAGTTTTACCCAATCTTTTATAGATTTACTTAATGCCTCTACATTCTGTTTGTGGCTTTTGTGTTCACTATAAAATTGACTAAGTATCGCTTCACCAGCAGCAGCAAAATTAATTTCATTTTTTTTATTCTCACTTGGGTTACTAGCATCATTACATTTAGTATCTGTTGTTTCAGCTTCACTACCAGATGAAAACACACTTAAATCAAATCCTAGAAACTTCTTCATCACGGCACTTGCAACTTTAGGTGCAGCTTTTTTAAGTACATTATCTGCTTTTTCAATTGCAGACTCAGTTCCTTTTTTCGACGTTTGCTCTTTTAATTGCTCTAGTAGCTCAGTTAACACAGTAATTAGAGGTGATTCCAGGTAATCCGTTGACCATGTATCAATATAAACGACTGGATGATCTTGCTTTAATGAGTTAGCCCACCGCTTCAAAAAGTAAGTTTTCCCAGCCCCCCAATCAGCATTTAAGTTCAAAACATGACTCTTAATACTGTCAATGTCACCCCCTCTGTTCGGATTCACCTCATTGTTGATAGTCTTCGTAAGAAAACTTGCATGTTTTGCTCTATCGAGCAGGTCAGGGGGTAATTTTTCTTTAAGGAAGGTTGTTTCACTATCCCAGTTAAATCGACTCATGTAATATCCCTTTTAATTGTCATAATACATAACTATAAACAAAAGGATTTATGATGTCTTCAATATCAGAGCTTTTTAACTCAACTACTGACGCAGTCAAAAGCCGAATATCACACCCTCTTCTCGGCAGCTTCGTAATCTCATGGTTAATCTTCAATTGGAAGCCTATTTACTATCTTCTTTTTGCTGATGATAAAGTGGTTTATAAATTGAAATCAATTAATGAAAATTTCTCTTCTATTGAAACACTTTTATGTTATCCACTTCTTGCGACATTTTTTTTAGCAATTTTGATACCTGCAAGTTCTTTATTGCACGGTATTTTTTTAAAGTTTATTGAATATCTTGAAGTTACAATTTACTACGCCACCCAGAAGAAGATTAATGATATTCATAAAAGTAATAAGGAATCTTATAGAAGTGCAATTAAAACTTTAAAAGAGCAAAGTGAAAATGACAAACAAAAGATCTCTAAATTTGAGAGATTAACTCCATTGCTTGCTAAGGCGAAAATACCTGAAAGTACTTTAAATGATCGTTTAAATTCACTTGAACTAACAAAGTTAAAAATTTTAGAGTATATATATGAAAATCAAACTGATACAGAAGGAATTAAATTTGCTCATCTTGAAAATTTAATAGATTCTCCTAAACTCACTAGTATATGTGCTGATTTAGAGGATGACTCTTTAATAGAAACAGAAACAGGGTTAAGTGACTTTAATCCCGATACAGCTATAACTATCACTAGTTACGGAGTTTATGAAATTGCAAACATCAAGGCTAACGCATTTGAGTTAGCTCTTAGCTCTTAGCTCTTAGCTCTTCAGCTAAAACAAACTTCTCTGCCTCCTTTCAACCTCAACCCTGCGCTGTTGCTGAATAATTTCAGCAACACGCCTTTGGGTTAGCCCAAACTTAATAGCTAAGCTTTCCATGTTATAGCCGTTAAACTCTTGCCATATTTGAATATCGCGCAGCGCTGCTTTTAAGCGTTTATCTGTTGGTATATATACATCGCGGCCACCAAAGTAATGCCCTATTGCCAAGGTGATTGCCTCACCTACGATGCGTGGATCATTAATTTTAGCTTTAGTTAATTCGGCCTCTATGAGTAACGCTAATGATTGTAAGTTGCTGGGCCAGCGCTTGCGGACGGCTGCGGCATCATCTGGTGATAGCTTAGTAAGGCAATGTTGCAGCTCTTCAACACTGCTACCAAATAGCTCTGTTTGCTGCTCTGTATGATTAGCCATTATTACCTCGTTGTTGCTCTTTTCGTAATTCGCGCTGGTGCCACTTTTTAAGTGACTCTAGCACTTGAACAGCTTGCTTTTGAGTTAAAAAATGGGTGTGATAACTGACGTTTGCCCCCACTTTTGCACGATTTAGCATGCGGTTTACGTAGGCATCTAAGGCCGTTTCTGAGCCATCACGTACAAAACCCTGTTTATGCATGGTGATCCAAATAGCGCGGATTTTGTTTATTTCGCCATGTTGCTTTGGATCTGATTTTGGGCTTAAACGTCGTTTAGCTTTGGTTTTAAACCCTGCTTTTTTAAAGTGCTCTAGCACTTGGTTTAGCTCGGGTAGGCTCATTTGGCTGCATGACGTTTTACCCGCTGAGCCGAGCAATGCGGCGCGGTAGGTGTCGTCGTCTAGCCCTAGTTGGCTTTTAGCTATATGAATTAGCTGTATTAGCTTTGCTTTAGTCATTATTTTTAAACTCTTCTAACTGCTCGCGTAGGCTTAAATAGCTTTGGCATATGTCAGCGCCTTCTTGCTGTGTAAACACGCTGCTATCTATTGCGAAGGTATGCGATAGCTCTAAAAACTTAACCAATGCGGCCAGCTCTTTGAGCTGTAGGCGGGGCGTTATTTGTGTATTGGGGGTGGTCATAGTGCCTCCTGTGTTTGCTGTTTATCAAAGCTCTTGCTAATTGAAAAAGCTTTGATAAAAAGCCGCATCCGTGCGCGCTTTTGGGTTACTTAATTGGGTTGTGTTATGCCTTTTTGCACTGGTGGGTTAATACTTACCAGCTGGCTTTGCACTACAAATGTGATGTTTTGAAATACAAAGTTGATATTTACTGGCTCTTTGCTTTTAGCTACGAGGGTTACAATGCTTTGTAAGTCGCTGTGTTCGTTTACTTGAATTGTTGATTTAACTTCCATGATTTTTCCCCTTTACAGCTTTGCTATATCAAGTGAAATTGCGCGCTCTAACTCGCCTACAGTTTCGTAAAAACGTATAAAACGGGTTGAGTCTATGACTTGGATTGCATCGGCTATGATGTCCATAGCACGCTGCCATTTACCGCTGTCGTCGGTGATTTTAAGGCGACGCAAGCCAAGTACTTTTTGCACGCTAACTTTGCCTTTTTTATCGGTGGCAAAGGTTTGCTCAATGATGAGCTTTAGATTTTCGTTAGCGTTTGCGCTCCATTCGTTTAAGCATTCGTCGATTAAGTCTTTTGCTATTAGCAGCTCAGGGCCAAGCTCGATGCTTTCTTGTACTTGCAGGGTGATTTTTTGCTTGTGATCAAAACTGCGTAGTGTGACGTTGCCCTTTTTACCGCCCATTTCGACTGCGTACTCTTGGGCTAGTAAGCCCATGAATGCGTCAAACTCGCCCATTTGTTGCTTTTTAAACTCAGCAAGGTGATAGCTTTGAGCCTTGGCTAGTTCAATCGCTTTTTGCACGAACTCATGACGAATTATGTCGGCTGGGCGAATGGCTTTAAGCGGTACTTGGTGGCCTTTATGATTGATTAAAAACTCTTTTGGCATGGTGGTTTATCCTTCTATAAACATGATGATTTGGCCGTGCAATTTTGCTGGGCGAACTTGGCGGGTTTGCCCGTTTTTGGTTTCTGTTATTACTGGTAAATGAGCTGGGGCTTTGCCTGCCACTTCGATAATGTGACGACTAAAGCCTTTGTGTGAGCTGATAACTTGCAGCCCTTGTTTTTGTAGTTCTTTTAGTGCGTTGCGTAGTTGCATGGTTATTCTCCTTGCTCGATGTAGTCATATTCGTCAAAAGCCATAACCGCTGGGCTTTCTTTTCTAGCTCTAACACTAATGCCATCTAAGCCGCATATTGTTAGTTGAGCGTTGTTAGGCAAACCAAGTTCTTCAGCAAGCTTTACAAGCTGTTTAAGCTCGCCGAATGTATTGAGTCTTTTGGGTGCAGACATTGTTATTTACTCCCGCATAGTTTTGAGTGTGGGCAACCATTACGACATGCTCTATAAAGCGCTACACGCACATGATTGGTTGCGGCAAATTTTCTAGCTTGGTGCTCTAGGCATACGTTTACTGGTATGTCGTCTAATATTGGACAATTAACTACAAACGCCATAAATACGCCCTCTACACGTTGCTGTATTACATGTGTAGAGGCTTTGTATTTGTCGTTTACAACTTGGCTAACCGTTGCTTTACTGACACCGAGTTTTTCAGCTACAGCTCGCATTCCTTGCTTTGCTATTTCTTCCCTTAAAACGTCTAACCAATTATTGGTAGTCATGTGCCTCTCCTAGCTTTACTGGGGCCATTTGCACGGGCTTACGTTTTACTACATTGAACTTTGCAAGCTTATTTGTGTTGGCATCAAACACGCCTCTAGTTTTGGGTATTGGGCGTTTAGGCCCTGTATTTTTAAGTAATCGATAAATAGTTGACTCTCCTGCTCGCTCAATTAATGAACCTGACCGTGGGGCGTTTTTTACAACAAATATGTACCCTACTTTTTTGAGTATTGAGATATATGAGCGAGCTGATGACAGCGATACGTTCGCGGTACTTGCCACTTGCCCTGCATCGAATTCGTTTAGAATGCGCATTGATTGCCACATACGCTGCCTCCCGGAATTGTTATTAGTTACACCGCTGTTTACAGGTTGTTCAAACGGGTTGTAACTGGCATTTAAAATGCTGTAGTTAACGTCTTCATGATCAACATGTTCAGCAATTGCATTTGCTGAGACTAAGCGCTTTGCAAAGACTTTTAAGCTATCTAATGTGGTGTGCTGTACTGCGTCGCGCACTTGCTGCAATGAAAATCGCTTTAGGATTTTCATTGCTTGCCATGCGTCTTGTAATTTTTGGCGGCTCACTGATTTCTCCTTACGCTTTTTTAAGGAAAAATTCTTTTGAGCCCCACTGTTGTAGGTCGATACTGGTTAGGCCGTTCGCCAGTGCAAATGCTTCAACCTTTGAAAGCCCTGTGATAATGCGGCGTACTTCGCCATCTGTATCGCTAAGTAGCTGTTTAAGTAAATCATCTTGGATAGTTAGCACTGGTTCGATTACTGCGTTAACAATGATTTGTAAGTCTTCAAACTGAGTTGGCTTGAACTCTAACCATTCTGAAATACGGTTATAGAATTGACGATGACGCTGTAATTTACGGCGCACTGATTCCATACCAATTAGAACTACTGGGCAGTAAGTTAAATCGTGTATATCACGCACTATTTCTAGGGTGTTTTTGTCGTTTAATAGGTAGTCTGCTTCGTCTATAAATAAGGTGCGGTTAGAGATAGCCATGTGCTCTATGATGTAGTTAAGCATGGCTTCACGAGTGTAAATATCTGGGCCGCTTAGTTCTTTAACTATTTGGCGCAGCAACTGGGTTAAACTCATGGCAGACGTAGCACGAATGTAAATACCGTTACAGCGGTTTACTAACCATGCTGTGGCAGTAGTTTTGCCAAGACCTGGATCACCGTAAATTAAGCCTATACCTGGTACGCCATGGGCACGCTGATTAAGTGACTCAACCATTAATTGTGTGGCTACTACGTTACTTACGATTGCGATTTTGGTTTTCATGATTTATTCCTTTACTGTTTGTGTAATTGAGTTGGTGCAGCGGGTGCTGCATTCATTTCTGTTAATAGGTCGTCAAGTCGTGCTGATAAGGCACGGTTTTGCTGTTCCCACGTATTAAGCCAACCTGCATCTACATCACTTAACTGATTCGTTAGGCGCTGTTTTTTGTGATACATGGCTTTATCTCGGGTGTTGTTAAAGAGCGGTGTTGGGTTTACATCAGCTGCTGCGGCTTCGTTTTCTAGCTGCTTACGGCGCTTTTCAAACTCACTTAATTGCTCGTCGCTGTAGGTTGTTACTGGCTTGCTATCAAGCGCTTTTATCGCTGACTGGGTAATCACGTTAGTGTGTTCAACCGACTGTTTAGGTAACGTTGCAAAGGCTTTATTTTGCACGCTGTAATGGCTGAGCACTTCGTTTGCTATATCTGATACATTTACTGATTTAGCGGTCTTTTTAAGCTCTTTTAACTTGCGTGATGTTTCCGCTGATTGGCTACGTTTTGCATGGTGTGCTACGTCTTGACGTGTCATGCCTGCTGATTCGATTTCGTGGTCTGTTGCGATACAAATAAACTCGTTATTCATGCGATTAAATACAAAAATACGGCCTACGTTTTTAGGGTCCCATTTGCATAGCACTTCATCGCCTACTATTGCGCCTAACTCTGCTGCGATATAGAAACCACCCGCAACTTTAAGCCCTTCTTTACCAACAGTACGTAAACCACGGTTTGTAGGTACTGGCTGTAGCATTACATCGAGTAAGCGCTCGTCTTTGATCACTTTGATTTGGTCGCGACTTGCTGCGAATAAATCGAATGGTGTTTTGTTGCCTATGTTGCTGTGTGGCTTGTGGTGGTAACGGTTGTCAATCCAATTATCTACAAACGCTTGCAGCTGCTGGGCTGTCATGTTGATTTCGATTGCTGATTTATCGCCGCCCTGCTTTGCTAATAAGCGCTGTGCAAAGGTTTTGCGCGCTTCGATTGCTTGGCGTTCTGATACGTTATGGCCAATATACCCTGTTAGCAGCTCGGCCAAATCATGTGAGAACGTTTTGAAAAAACGCTCGATATATGGCTTTTCTTCACCGCTAAATGGGCGTGTTGTTTCGTGCTTTATGTCGAGTGCATCAAACACACTAGTAATTTGAATTGATGTGTAGTCTTTGCCGTTATCTGTGCGAGCAATTTCGGGTATACCCCAATCAAGTATCGCTTTACGGATAACTAAACAAATACCGGTGCTGTCACTGGTTGGGTGGATCACGACTTTAGTACGGCGCGTGAAAACGTCGATAATTCCGATTAGTGAGTGGCGGCCATCTACTAGCATTACATCAGACGGGGTTGAATCGAACTCCCACAACTGATTAATACGTTTAATGTTTTCGTCCATTTTACCCATGGCAGACATATACTTGTTTTTCCAAGCATCTGGGTTCGCCATTTTTGTATAGAGCGCGCTGTTGTCGCGCTTCCAACGAGTTAGCCACTCGCGAATTGTGGTTTCTGCTGGGATTGCTTTACCTACTTGATAAAAACGTGCTACTAAACCTTCTTTTACTTGTGTCGCTTTTACGTGTGGGTATTCATAAATCATCGCTATGCAAAAATCACTAAGCTCTGGATCAGAGTCGATGATTGATTTGCCTGAGCGTTTTGCTTTAACCGCAAGCCCGGCTATGCCTTTTTGATCTACCGTTTTTTGCCAGCGCAATAAGGTAATACGCGATACTGATGGGATTAAGCTTTGGTACTCTGCTGGAATATCTAACATGCCTTGGTTATAGCGCTCACTGAACAGGTCAAAACCAGCCACTTTTGCAAGGTTGTTCGCACTTACAAACTCTTTTGCTGCGTTTAATAAATAGATTTTCGCACTTGCTTTGGGTGGGATATTCTCAAGCCCTGCTAACTGTTTTAGCTGCTGATGCTTTTGCTTCGTTGCTTGCTCTTGATTAAAGCGATCACTTTGTTCATTTACAGCAAGATAAGCTTTTCCCGCTTCGGCTGCTGGGCTGGCTGTTTCTTTAAGTATTGCTTCTTTCAATTGCACACAAATGTGTGCAGGAAGATCAGCCAGTGCATACTTGCGTACTTTCCCACCTCGACCTTTTATTTCAGTAAATGGCCAATTTTCATTCTTTGCTTTAATTTGTATGCTGCGCTTATTAACGAGCATATATGCTGCAATTTGATGTGCTGTGTATAGTTCCATTACACACTCCTTCTGTTACTGCGACGTCCAGCTTTACGATTTGGCTTACCATCTTTACCATAGCGTTCTGGCCATATTTCAAAGGCACTTACACCAATAACTCCGGCAATAATCTTTTCAACTAATGGGTAAGGCCTATGCAGTGCAGTTTGCACAGCATTAGACGTATAGCCGCGACTAAATGAAAGTTGACGACATGACCAACCTTCGCTCTCTAGTGCTGCTTTTATTTCTGTTACCGTCCAGCCTGGACGATCTGCACTTTCCATTCAATGCACCTTAACGTGTGTATTTTGTATTCATGCACACAATATAGTGCATACAAAGTTGTGCGCGCAAGCTTTATTTGCACACAATCGTATGCATAGGTTTTAGTGCATTGATTTCATTTGATATTTATTTTTGTAAAGGTATGTTCTGGCTGGATCGCGCTTCGCGCTTTCAAGTGCGAAAGGATCGCGGTTTGAAATAAGGGGCTTTTTTAATTTTTATTTTGTATGCACTCGCTTGTGTGATTAAATACTATTATGTCTACTCATCCGAACACTGACGTAAATTAAATGACAGCATTCAATCAATACTTAAAGGCGCTAAGAGAACGGAAGTTCTTAGACATCGGTACTGTTGCCGAGCGCACTGGAGTGCATCGTAATACTCAATCTAAATATGAGGACAGTCGCGATCCCCCTTTTGATTACTTGGTTGAGTTTGCGGCCTTGGTTGATGTGCCGTTAGATGAGATGTTAATTAAGCGCCTAGAAGACTCTAAAGCTTCTGAGTACGCTATAAATAAGGCTGTAAAAGCGTTAGAACCCGGTAAAAAAGGCTATTATGAAGTTAAATCAGTAAATGAAGTAACTCCAGGCTACGGTATAACTGATGATCTTATCCGCGTAGAACTAAGTGAAATATCACACAAATTGATACCTCCTGGTGCAACTGTATTTGTTGATACTTCGGCTAAGTATGTGGATGCAAACAACATGTATGGTTTTCTAAACCCTATGAATGGCAGTTATTTTGCAGCTAGGCTAGTTCTAACAAACACAAGCCTTAAACTGGTATTTGATAACTCTGAACGTAAAGACCTGATCTTTAGCGTTGAAGGTGGCGAAACAGAATCGCGTTATATTTTAAAAACGTTGGGGCTTCTAGGTAAAATTGTAAAAGCTGAGCTTATCTTTTAA